CCTCCAAATACAATACCTGAATCTCCAATAGTTGAAGAACCAGAATTAAGTAGTATGTAACGATCTTCAATGTCTAAGTTAGTAACCTGGGCTTGAATAGTATCGCCAGTTACAGTTAAGTTTCCGGTTACAGTTAAATTATTAAATTGAGGTGAATCTCCTGTTTGTACTCCTAAATCTATATTATTACCATTGATACTTATAGTACCTTGACTTGGTGAGGTAATAGAACCTGAGACTGAACCTGCAGGTAAAATAGCGCTTACATCTCCTGTAGTAACTGTACCTAAAGTAACTAATGAGCTATCACCTGGGTAAGCTGTAGCATCAGATAAATTAAATGCTGGAGTAGCGTCAGTCTGTCCTAAGTTGAGAGAAACTCCTCCAAAACTGACAAATTCATTAGCTAACTGAGCGTTAGTAATAGTATCGTTGCTAATTTGACCGGCAATTGTATCTGCTGTGATAGAACCTCCTAGAGAAATATCTTGCCCTGCAATAGTAATTCCATCATTTGCTAATGAAGTGTTAGGAATTGAAGATAAATCAAAAGTAATGGTGTCTGTACCTGCTGTTCCAACGATTGTTAAACCAGCTCCTGCAGATCCAGTTACAAAATTTAATGTATCTGTTGTACTATCTGCAATTAATGGTACTCCATTAATGGAAGCTGTAACAAATGCATTAAATGCGGTTGCTGATGTTAGGTATCCGGCATCGTTGGCTAATTCTGATACGCTAGATCCTGATACTAAGAGTTTTTTCCAAGTTGCCATGTTCTAAAGGGTGTTTATAAAGGGATTATAATGTTTTTAATTTATAATAAATAGTTTAGTATTAATAAAAACCTAAGTAGTAACTATTACTGCTACTATAAAAAAGGCCTCCTGCTACTGCAGTCGGAGTTAATGATTGAGAACTAAGCTGTAATATACCTTCAGTATTGACTTTTAACTTTTCTTCTCCATTTACTGCTACACTAAAAATATCTTCAACTCCGTTTAAATCTATAGTCAAAGAACCTGAGGTTGAGAAAGAACCAGACACATTTAAAGAGCCGGTTAAAAATTCTCCGACTCCTGGTAGTTCATTACGTATTTGTTCCCAAAATATCTGTGCCATTATACTTCAAATTTACCTACAGCAGTTATTTCCATTTGGTCTGTTATAGTATATTGTAATCCAGCACTAAAATCAATCACTACATCACTGCCGACTTGTGTTATTGATGTGATAGCAGAAGGTTCTACTATTAAACCGTTAACAAATACCTGGAAGTCCTCTATTCCTAGGGCCGGGAAGTTAAGTGGAGGGGTTGCTATAGTTACATTTTCGAATGTTATACTATTATTCCCAGAGTTAATACTAAAGCTATTAGAATTAGTATCAATTATAGTTGATACTGCTAGATATTCTCTTTCTTCGTTAGTTATTCCACTAGAAGTAATAGTTATTTCTGTTTTACCTGATATACCATCGTAGAATCTACCTTTTGGAGCTGTAGAAGCTGGAGTTCCTGATCTTCCTACTAAGATTTCCTCGGTTCCAGCTGTTTCAATGCCAAATTTAATAGCAGATTTACTGTAAAACTTGTTCATATTAGCGATAGAAGTGTTAATACTGTCCGGTACTATGTGTCCCATCATATTAATCTGAAAAGATGTCTTAACTGTACGGTCTTGTCCTTGATTAACTTCTGTTGTTGTAGTATAACTGTCAATCATTGCTCTAAAATTGAATTTTTCCGGGTCTCCCCAGTAAGCATCCGATGCAAAGTTGATAGATTCTACTATTTTATTCATTTGTTCTATATATTCCGTAAATATAATGCAAGAATACGTTATATTGACATAATCAGGAATAATAACACCGTATAATTCTTTTACAGGTTCTCTATTGTTTAATCTAGAGAATCTATCATATACATTCTTCTTAGAGTACCCTTTCTCGAAAATAGCAAAGTTATTTGGATTGTTAGCATCCATTTTATTACCAAGAGACCTATTTTTTTCTATAGAATCTCTCTTAAACATAATAAGAGGTGCCTGTACCTTACCGTTTTTATCACGGTAGTAACCATCACTCTGTACTGATTTCCATCTTTCAGGAGATCCGTATATAACTGGTACGTTTATTCGTTTTCCATTCTGGATAACTGATGGTTTAATTACATTATTGAAATAATATACTATAGTTTCATCAATATCTCTTAAGCCTACGTTAAACTGTTTTACATCGTCGTTTTTAACTGAGCGTTGATATGCTCTGTTCTTACGTGTTACATCAGGGGTAGGTTGTTTTGAGGCATTGTTATACGTCTCAATAGCAGCTTGTGATAGTTGAGATTGTCTTTTGGGTAGTATTTTAGTTTTTTTAGCCATCTATTATCGTGCTCTTGCTATTCCTACTTTATCTGCTCTTGTTAAGTGACAGTCTACTATGATAGATACGGAAGAACCAAATCTACTGCCGTAGTCTGTTAAGTTGTAACTACTGTCTCTACCTACAAATAACTGGTTCTCTCTAACAGTATCTACTTCATAATAATCTTCATGCCACATTACTATATCTCCTACTTCAGGAACAGTATTTGCATCAACTAAATCTTGTCTTGTAAAGGCGAAAGAAGCTTCTCTACCTAAATCTGGTCCGAAGTCGTCAATATTTACTACTTGATCTCCTCTAGTAATAAAGCAATTTAATTTAACTGGGTTTAAGTATACCTTATCTAAAGCTTCACCATATAAATTTGCTTGAGTATCGGATAATGACAGCTTGTAGTAACCTATCTCTTGTTCTACTATATTATTTAAAAGTTCTCTGCTTATGTGTGTTGAGAGAACATTAAAATCTTTTTGACTGCCAAATAACATATTTTATTTCTTCTTTTCAATTGTTTTTTCTGCTACTTCTACTTTCTTTACTTCCGGTATTCTTTGAATAGAAGTACTTTTGAAAGAAGCAAAAGCCTCACTAGCTGTTTTAGTAGTAAGTATTTTTACTTTCATAATAGCTGTATTATTATCACTATTATGCGAAACCTGATTAACAGTCAGTACGCCAGGAATAGCTCGAAGCATTTCTCCTACATCTTGTACTGTTACGTCTTCAGAATGTCCAACTCTTACCATTGCTTGGTAGATTGAAAATTGTAATTCCGAAATTAAGTCAAATATTTTCATTATCCTATGTATACATGCATTGGCACTCCAGACAAAGCATCATTTATATATTTAGTTTGAGTAGCAGCAAGAGACAATTGATTAGTTAGAGATGCTGTCTGCATGGTTGCTTTTAAATCTTCTACTAAAAATACTTTTTCATCTCTAGCATCAGCTAATAAATCTGCAGCATTCATAGTAACTTCTGAGCCAGGTACCGGTACTGTTGTATACTTTCCTCTGACATAGGCTAGCATTTCTTTACAAGTAGCAACTGCATACTTAAAGATCCACTGTCTTCCAATAGCATTTATTTCTGAATATACTAAATTTTGAGCATTAAGGTTAGAAATATTAGTTGCAACTCCTGTTGTTGAAGTACTCCCTCCAGTTCCTGATACAGATCCTCCACTTTGAGCTCCAGCAGCTATTGCTACTTCATCATCAACATATGCTCCTTGTTTATCTGCTATTGTATAATACTGTATTTTTAATTTACCGGTATTTTTTGGTACAGGAAATATTCTTAATTTATTATTATTTATTTCAAAACTATATGATGATTTTCTTATTTGATCATTAAATTCAATAGCTTGTACTTTTAATAAGTCGTATGAAGCAGGCATTAGAAGGAAATTTACTCCTGGAGAATAAGATCCAAAATCAAAAGCATCCATTAATGATTGAATACCTGTACCGGTTCCTGCATAAGGATCAAAATACCTTAAAATAGCAGGTGGTGCTTCGTAGAATATTTTTCTAATTTCGATAGGCCCCTCTCCTACTAGTAGCTCTAAATCATAATCTTGTTCGCCAGCAACTAAATCTATAAGAGCACTTTTCATATCAACATCTCCTCCAACACCGGCCTCCATTCCATATTGTTTACTCTGTCTAATAACGTTTTGTAAACTTGGTCTGAAAACTGTAGCATTAACTGCTTGACCACCGGCTGAACCTCCAACTGTGCTAGACATAGTCTCAGCAGCTATTGCTTCTATTACTTCTTTACCGTATGCTGTAACTGCTTCTTCAAAAGCAGTATAAAATTGTCTTTCGTTCAATTCAATTTCAAGAACAGGCCAACCTAATTTTTCGGCACAATATCTTGCAACCTTAGGAGCATCTTCTTGAAATGCTAGGTCGTCATCGTAGAATCCGAAGGGAGTTGATTCACCTGCTATAAAATTGGTGGTACCGTTCCAAATTTGAATTTCTGCCATAGTTTAATTTATTACTCTGTTGTTACTGCTACAAAATAACTAATTGTAGAGCCTGAAGGATGTAATCCTGTTGCTTTGATAGAACGTAAATCGCCGTATTCAAAATTATTAAATGTTTCATTAATATATTCAGAATTAAACATAAAGCTACCACTTGGATCTACTAAGAAGTGTATTTCTGAGGTTGATCCGGAAATATGTAAATTTATGGAATCGTTAGCGTAGTTTGTTATTCTAATGTATTTTAAGCTACTAGAAACAAATTGTCCAGCTCCTGGTAGATTATCTACGTTAATTACTTCTACAATAGAACCAGAAGGTATGTTCATTACCCTATTATCGGCATAGCTGATACTAGGAATTCTAACTTCTACGTTAGTTCCTCTCTCTATTCCTTGGAGTTTTACTCTCTCTCTAATAAAGTATGTAAAATTTGAATATTCAGGCATCTTGATATAGTTTATTTATAAATAGCAATTAATCCCTGAAGGTTTTATACACTTCAAGTATAGGTGCTACTATCTCATGTCTATGATTATATTCTAAAGATGCTGTTTTAAATCCTGATACGTTTTCTTCTAATCTGGCTAGAAAAGAAAAACCTGTCTCTCTCTTATCTTTTAAATCAATTTGGGCCATATCCCCGCAAATTACCATCTTAGATCCTCTACCTAGTCTACCTATTACAGTTTCCATTTGAGAATGAGTTACGTTTTGTGCTTCATCCACTATTACAAATGAATTAACAAATGTACGTCCTCTCATAAAAGCAAATGGTACTATTTCTATTCTACCATTGTCCATTTCTTTACGGACTTTCTCTTCACTATATAACATGAATAGATTGTGATAGATTGGTGCTAACCAAGGATCCATCTTTTCACGTATATCTCCTGGTAAAAATCCTATCTCTTCTTTAGCTACAGTAGGACGAGTAATAATAATTTTCTCTACTTGACCAGTAAATAGCATATCTAATGCTACCTGTGTACCGACCAAGGTTTTACCAGATCCGGCCATACCTTTAAGCATGGTTATAGGATTGTCGATTATTAAGGCTTTGGCTTGTTTTTGCTCTTCGTTAAGCTGTACGTTAAATTTAATAGGTCTCTTTGGTCTTCTC